TTTCATAGTATGCCGCAAATTAAATATAATTTTCTTTATGAGTTGGATTTAGATGAAGAAGTAATATTAAAAGTTTCCCGCTTACTAGACAGCGTAGTCTATGGGAATTCTTCAGTGTACACTTCTCCCATTAGTAAGAATTTAGATCCCGACCTAATTTTGTCCGCTTGGGACGGTATCTTTTACTCGAAGACTTCGCTTATGAGTGAAGATTTGCTAACTTTGGAACAACTTAATCGTAGTAAATTCGGACCAAGAAGCGTGGCTGCAGATTGGGATGCGAGAAAAGACTTGGTTTTAGAGTATTTCAAGTTAGGTGATACTTATAATGTTCCAGATCTCAAATTAGATGAACCAAGGCGTCTAAGACCCATTAGTGTAGAAAATGCACTAGGTTATCTTAAGAATAATACAAATTCTGGCCTTCCTTTCTATCGGAATAAAGGTGATGTGAAAGATATTTTAAAAAGTGAGTTCACTGAATTACTGGCTAGACGTGACGATTGTGTTATGTTCACGCGAACACAAGAGGGTGGTAAAACTAGGACAGTTTGGGGTTATCCTTGTGCGGATACTCTGAATGAAATGCGATTTTATCGTCCACTTCTTCAATATCAGAGAAAGCTTGGGTGGAGATCTGCGCTGCTTGGCCCTGAAGCAGTAGATATCAGTATTTCAAAGCTGATACAACGTTCGAATACGTATAATTTTAAATTGCTGAGTATTGATTTCTCTCTTTATGATGCAACTGTGAGAACCAGACTACAGAAGGTGGCTTTTGATTATATAGAATCATTATTTGATAGTCGTTACCAAGATGAACTTGCTTACATTGAAGAACGATTTAATAATATTGGTTTAATCACTCCAGATGGAGTAATGGGTGGTCCACATGGTGTACCTTCTGGCAGTACCTTTACTAATGAGGTTGACTCAATTGTACAATACCAGTGTGCAATTGCATCAGGTATAGATGCCAATTTATGCAATATCCAGGGGGATGACGGAGTATATTGTGTAAAAGATCCTGAGTCTTTAAAAGAGTCATTTCGAGATTTTGGATTATCTGTAAATGATGAAAAGAGTTACATTTCTGATAACAGCGTTATTTATCTTCAGAACTTATACAGTCCTGAGCATATATCAGAAGATGGAATTATTAGAGGAATTTATCCGACTTACAGAGCTTTAAGTAGGATAATTTATCCTGAGAGATATGACAAGTTTAGTGCTGATGGGATTTTAGGTGCCGACTATTATTCTGTCAAAACAATCTCTATTTTAGAGAATTGTCGTTATCACCCGCTATTTCCTGACCTTGTCAAGTTTATAGCTAAATTAGATAAATATAGGCTTAAATATTCTCAGCGTGGGCTTCAACAATATATCCAACGT